GTAAATAAAAAAGCAGGCGGCATTTACCGTCTGCTTTTATTATTTGCTATTTTACTATGGTGCAGTCGTCCAACTCCACAAGCACTGTTGCAAACATTCCACTACAATTTCCTGTTACTGTAACCTTTTGCCCCTTTTTCAGCGTTGCAACAGGATCATCATCATTGAAAGACATTTTAATGCTCTTTGCTCCATATTCGTCTACAAAGAACGTGATGTACGGACTCTGGCCAACATCTCTATCAATATTAGCAATCTTACCTGTTATTTCCAGCTTTTTGTCCCTATATATTTTGTCGGCATTTATTGGATTGTCCTCATAATCCTTGTACAGCTTCTTATAGTCCACTTTCACGGTGCCAGAATCCGGCACACTGCTTGGTATGTTGCTCGACGTTGCTGTTGGTGAGCTGGCAATTTGCGAAGCGCTTTGTGCGCTAGACGGCACTGCTGTTGGTGCTGCGTTGTCGCTTGGGAGCGAAACGCCAACGATAAACAGCACAAAGCAAGCAAGCAGCCCAATAACATATGGCTTTTTGGGCTTTTTTCTAACTGCCGCTACGATTAGCCCAATTAAGACCACAATGAATCCAATCATTCCAGAGATTCCAAATGCTACACTCATTTTATTTCCCTCCTCTCCTAATTTTACCATGATGGATTAAAATGTCAATATAGGTCTAAAATTTTATTGAAAATTTCTTTAATAGTGATATAATGAAATTGCAAAGGGTCAGGGACGGTTCACTTCTTTCCCACACGGGAGCCTTTCATTGCTTTGGGCTTTGCCCAAGCGGAAAGGAGTGATGAAGGCATGGACGCTACGCAAGCTATTACTCTCGTGCTTAGCTTCGGATTTTTGTTCGTTGCGGCGACGGGGTACATACACGCGTGTGGCCGAAGGCCAAAAAAATAACCGCCCCCCCATCCAAAGGTTAGCGGTTATTCGCGCTTTGGACTGTCTGCTTTGGCAGATGGCCCTTTGCTTTTGTCTATATATATTATACTCTTTTTACCAAAAAAGTCAAGAGGTAATACTGATGTGCAGCGCAATTTTAGCTTTGTTCTTAGCTGGACTATGCCACTTTTTCAGGTGGATTACCGGCGATCTGCGAAAAAAGTAAAAGCCGAGATTATTTCTCGGCTTTATTTTTTATCTGCTCTGTATTCTGGATTACCAGAAAGATCATCTATATAAGCTAAGACTTTTTTGATTCCACCATTGTTCAGCCGCTTTAAGCTGTTAAGATATTCCAATTCAACGTTTGAAAAGCATATTTCTTTATACTTATTATCATTGCACGTTTTTTGGAACTTTTCAAGTGCTTCATTGAAAGAAAAATTTTCGTCTGTCTCTTCATCATCCGGCATGAGTGATTCCCACTGCACGTTAAAATATTTTGCAACTTTTTTAATGCTCTTAATAGATGGATTTTGCTTGTGTTGCCTCCATTGACTCACTAAATTATTAGCAATACCTGTTTCTTTGCTTAGTTGATAAGCTGAAACCCCTCTATTGCTCATTAAATTTAAAATTTTGTCAATACTGTCCAATTTTTATACCAACTTTCTGTATATATCACAGAATATCGAATATTTCTCTAAGTCTGCTTGACTATCGAAGAAATATCCGATATACTGTTAATTGGGCGAAGGGACAAGCAGGGACGTATCTGCTCTCATAATATTGTGGTGACTTTATGATAGCAGGTTCCGTTTCCGTTTGCAACCCTCGTACTAAATTTTCAAAGGGGTTTCAGTAAATGGAAAACAAATTATCAGTATTTCAGCAGGGCAATCAGCTCTACACCGACAGCCGCGAGGTTGCCGAGATGGTAGGCAAAGACCATAAGCATCTGCTCCGCGACATCGACGGATATATTTCCGTATTAGGACAGTCCAAAATTGGGCCCTCCGATTTCTTCGTAAAGAGCACTTACACTAGTAGCCAAAATAAACAGCTTCCCTGCTACCTCATCACGAAAAAGGGCTGTGAGTTCGTCGCCAACAAACTGACCGGAGAAAAGGGCATTATCTTCACGGCCGCCTACGTGAACGCTTTCCACTACATGGAAGATAAACTGTCTGGTAAAGCTCCCGCCAGTAATTTAGCGTCGGTTAAAGTAAAAGATGCAGAGGCACGCCTGAACAATTCCCGTGTCCGTAAGGCTTCCATGTACATGAAAATCGCCGACGCAAAAGTCGTTCCCGACAAGTACAAACAAGTTCTTCTCTCATACGCCACGAAAGAGCTAAACGGGGGAGAAGCAGTTCTTCCGCTGCCTCCTACGCAGAAGGGATATTCCGCACAAGAAATTGGCGATATGTTCGGTTTAACCGCGAATATGGTCGGCAGAGTTGCAAATCGAAACGGCCTAAAAAAATCGGAATATGGGGAACTTCGTGAGGACAAATCAAAGTCCAGTCCGAAGGAAGTACATACATGGGTTTACTTTGATTCGGCGATCCCCGCTTTCGAGCATGTCCTCGGGAAAAAGGCAAACAGCGGTGGATTCTCATGTTAAAGTTAATCAATGGCTCTCAAAAGAAAAAACCTGACATGTCTGCCTTATGGCTCAACGCCTTTGGCAATTCCGTTGAAAAGCGGGATACTGAAAAAATCATTGTGTCCGGCGTGAAGTACATTAATGCTTCACGCCCAGACAAAGACAAATTAGATTCAGAATCTGTACAGCATCGCTTTGCTTTCATCCAGAGTATTGATGCGCTTATGTGTCATATTACTCCAAAGCAATTTATGCAGCTTTTCCCGTTAAAAAAAGAATATGACGGGAAAAGGTTTGGATGCAAGGATTACTTTTCGGCGATGGAGTATATTGGAAAGCTGGATCAAGACAAGCCGATTGGCGACGGGAAGAAGCTTTTTGACTTTCTCTGGGAATATTGGAATTGGGACATAAATGAATTTCTCGTTGAAATCTTTTCCACAATGGATGATTTAATGCATTTGCAAGGGAAAGATGGCCCAACAGATAAGCTCATTGATGATTTAGGCATTACTCCGTATTACATTCAAAAGGACGAAACCACAGGGCAAGAATATTTATTGAATGGAAACACGGGAAAAACAGCGCCAATTTCTAAATCAGTCCCTCGGTATTTGAAGGTCATAAAATAGCGTTTCTGATTTCAAGGTTCATGCGGCGGTTCGTCGTAGGCGGCGAACCTGACCGCCTTGTTAAAGTACGTCTGCTTTAACTTGCATGAGTCTGTTATATACCTTGATCTATAACTTGTCAACACATTTATTGACTTTTATTTTAATTTGTAAATAGGAGTGTTTACTTATGACAAAATTGGAGTATCCGGTTACTGTAGAAGCGTTTGGTAAAAAGTATGAAGAGATCTGCGGGCAAAAGATGCCGGAACGGCAGAAACCGTTTTGGGACGGATTTGTTGGCCTCATTGATGATGCATACAGCGCGGGTGTATTGACCGGCGTACGAAAAGCGCACGAAGCGGTTTGTAAGGCATAGCCAGAATACGGATTCCGACGTTTTTCAAAGCCATAGACGTGACTTTATCGGCTTGCAATGTAATTTCACGTCCATGGCCTTTGTACGCTGTTAGGCTTTAATTATTGTATGTATGTATTTGTTTACACCAGTGTTTCAATAACGTATATATACTTGCAATTTTATTAATTTTGTGGTATAATACAGGTATAAGAGATAGTCTCTTATAGTTCGTGGGGCGCTATCCAGCGCAGGAGAAAAGCGGTTGCCGCCGCAACTGTTGCGCCCTCTATTTTTTTATCCACGGCGGCAGTCCGACACAGAAACTTGTCTGGACAAGGACAACGTGTCAGAAAGATACGGCGGTAGTATGAATCAAAAAGAATTACCAGAATCAGTAAAACGCACAATCGACGCGGTCACGCAACAACAAAGGTCTGAGTTAGAAGACGCTGCGTTTGGTTGCCAATCACCGATTGAGCAGATGCTTGCCGTGGCTTTAGAAAAAAGCTATTGGGGCCGCAACATTACCCGTAGAGAATGTGCATTGAGAATAAAAATAATTGAAATACGTCCGCAAGAGCCGCAAGAAATGAAATCAGGCAACACATACATACCTGATTTTACCATTCCAGTTTGGGACAAGGTTGAGAGCTGCGGTAAAATGTTTGCTATTGAATGTGACGGACATGAGTTTCATGAAAAGACAAAAGAGCAGGTACGCCACGATAGAGCAAGAGAACGTGAACTTATCGAAGACGGTTATACTGTAATTCGATTTTCTGGGAGCGAAATATACGATGACCCATTCAAATGCGCTTCAGATGTATTTAAAATCATTTTTAGCTATTTCCGCGATAAGCGTAAGATTAAGGCGGAGGGCTAACTATGGAAGACAAAAAGAATTACTTTGCAATTATTCCAGCAAATGTAAGATATGACCCAGATTTAACGGCTAATGCAAAGTTGCTATATGGAGAAATTTCAGCTTTGTGTAACGAAAAAGGATATTGCTGGTCAACCAATAAATACTTTTCCGACCTTTATGGCGTTTCACAAACCAGCATATCAAAATGGATTTCCGCATTGGCCGAAAAAGGTTATGTCTTTGTAAAGATAATTTACCGAGAGGGTACCAAAGAAATCTTACATAGGTATTTAAGCATAGTTAAAGACCCTATTGAAGAAAAGTTAAATACCCCTATTGAAGAAAACTTCAAAGAGAATATTACAGGGGTTAATAGTACAGTTAATAACTCCCCTATAACCCCCAAGGGTATCGCGTATTCAGAACGGTTTGAACGGTTTTGGAAAGTATATCCGAGTAAGGTAGGAAAGCGCGTTGCATGGAAGGCTTTTCAAAAGCTACACGTCGATGATTCTTTGCTTGATACGATGATGAAAGCCATCGAGGTACAAAAGCACTCTGACAAATGGAAACGCGGAATCATACCAAACCCAAGTACATGGCTAAATCAGGGCCGGTGGGAAGACGAGCAGAACACTGATTCTAACGTTTCTGGAGACAATGGAGACGCTAAAAAGGGATGGGGGAGTTACTTATGCTAAAGCCGAATTACGAAGCTGAAATGTCAGTAATCGGCTCAATTATGATGGAACCTAAAAAGGTAATGCCACTTTCTGCAATGAGACTGAAAGCGGACGACTTTAAAACACCAGAACTCCGAACGCTCTATGAAACCTGTTTGCAGCTTTTTAAGTCCGGGCGGCCTATTGATACGGTAACCGTTGTTTCGATAGTGGGCGACGAGTATAAGCCAACTATCGTTTCAGCAGCAGAAACGGCTCCGCATACAAGCCATGTTTCTGCGTATATAGACGCGGTGAAGGAACGATCGCAAAAGATGGCCGCGTACAACAAGGCAATGCAGTTTGTTACAGACATTGAAGATGAATCGCTCCCCATTGAACAATGCAGGAGCGGAGCAGCGGAAGTCGTAAATTGCTTCAACGAAAATGAACAGCAGGAAGCGGTAACGGCAGAACAGGGATATATGGATTTCATTGATCGCATGGAACATCCGAAGCCTCATTTGCAGACCGGATATGGACAACTTGACCGGTTCATGTATATCGACAAAGGCGACTTTATTGTCATTGGCGGCAGACCGAGCGCCGGAAAGACTGCTTTCACGCTTCAAATGATGCTGCATATGGCAGAAGAGCATAAAGTCGGGTATTTTTCGTTGGAAACCAGTCCGCAGAAAGTGTTTGACCGGCTTGTTTCCAATTATGACTGGACTTCATTTTCAAAGATTAAGCACGCAGACCTAGATGATGATGACTGGACAAATATCACACAGCGCTATGATACCTTTCATAAACTGGGCTTTGAAATTGTTCCTGCCGCCGGATGGACGGTTGACAAGATTAAGAGCTATTCGGAGATCAGGCAGTATGAGATCGTGTTTATCGACTACTTAACGCTTATCCGATCGCAAGGAAAAGACGATACGGAACGGACAACGCATATTTCAGAAGATCTCCATACATTTGCGCAGCAGGACGAAACCACGATTATTGCCCTTTCGCAACTCAATCGTGGCGGTGCCAACGGGAACGCAGACATGACAAGCCTCCGGCAGAGCGGACAGATTGAGCAGGACGCGGACGGAATTATCTTGATCCAGTATAACGACAAAACGCCGGACGTCCGGGAGATTAAAATAGCAAAGAACAAAGAGGGATTAATCGGAAAAATACATGCTTCCTTCGACGGAGATCATCAGCGATTTGTCCTTGAAGACTCCGAAAGAGCGGAATAGAGAAAACAATATTTGAGAGCGCCATTCAGAGCGCCTGACCTTAATTCGCAGAGCAAGAGGGTTTGGCGCTCTTTGCTTTGCCGCAAGACAGGCGGTGAATGTAGAAATGGTCTATTTTATGGCAATAAACGGCGTGACCGTAAAAACCCCGCAGGATTGCACATGGGGATTACAGGATATTTCAAGCCCCGATTCCGGGCGCACTAACGACGGAAAAATGCACAACAATGTTATTGCACAGAAAAGAAAGCTCACGGTAAAATGGGGGCCTTGCACGTGGGCGGAGGCCAAAAAAATTGCCCAATTCTGCAAGAACAAAGGCTCCCAGTTATCTGTAACATATCCTGACATTATGACGGGCATAATGGCGACAAAGCAGTTCTATACCGGTGACTGCACAGTGGGGTATCACGAGTGGCATGAAAATGTAGCGATTGTTAGCAGCATTTCTTGTGACTTTATTGAAATTTAAGCAGATGGGGGTTACTTCAAAATGGCAGTGGCCACAAGTGTCAATTACAACAAAATTATGGTTCTCCCCGGTGGCAAAAGATTCCACTCCGGTGCTCATGTTGATTTTGCGGACGGGACCTCAATTGAAATGGACGACCGAAACATCATGGAAGGGTATCCAGCCATTGACGATAAGGTATCGGAAGAAGGGCAGTTTGAGCTTGGGGGAGCCTATTCTAGTTTGCTTACTTTGAAGCTCAACAATTTTGAAAAAGCGTTCAGCGGATACAATTTCAAAGGAGCCACTATTAAACCATGGATCGGCCTTACTACAGCGGTACATTGGCGGGACGGAGAAATCGTTGAAAAGATTCAGCGCGGAGTATTTAACGTAGACAGTTCACCGGAAACAAACAACGTAATCACGATCACAGCATATGACAATCTTGCCAAATTGGACGTTGCCTATTCGGCAAAGAGTAGATTAGCGTATCCGGCGACATTGGCGCAGATCGTCGCGGATGCCTGCTCTGCATGTGGTGTCGATCTTGCAACGGCAGCATTTCCCAACAGCGACTATTCTGTTTCTAAAAGACCGGATTCCGAAACTATCACGTGCCGAGAGATTATCAAATATGCTGCGCAGTTGGCCGGGTGCTTTGCAAAATGTAACCGCAATGGCGAAGTAGAAATTCGCTGGTATGAAGAACCGGAACACGTCTTTGATATTGGAAAAAATGCAGTATCTTATAACGTTGCAACATCCGATACAACCATCACCGGTGTTCAGATTGAGGGAAACGACGATTCCAACACGATTTACAAGGCAGGGACGGACGATTTTCCAGTTCGTATAAAAGATAACCCACTGGCGCAAGACGGTCTGCAAAGCCTTGCAAACTCACTAGAAACGCAGCTGGTTGGAAAAGCGTTTCGCTCGTATTCCGTGAGCGCACCCATGAACCCGGCTGTTGAAACAGGCGATATTGTCAATCTGACGGACAAAAAAGGCGATACCTACAAGACGATAGTTTCCGGTCTGCAAATTACTTTTGGAGATTCGGAGCAGTATCTAGGTGACGCGGAATCTACCGATGAAAATCAGTCGGAACGATTTACGGCGGCAGAAAAAGCCCAAAGTTCCGCAAACAAAGCCCAGCAGACAGCCAATGAAGCGAGTACCGGAGTTGAAGAGGCCAAAACGGAAATTAAACAGCTTAATGGGCAGATTACGCTAAAGGCAGACAAAGGAAGCCTCATTTCGCAAATCAACATTTGCCCGGAGAGTGTTAAAATCAGCGGTAGCCGGATTGAGATAACCGGCGACATTGTCATGAAATCCGACCTTAAGGACGGGACAACGGAAATTGACGGAGCGTGCATCCAAACTGGGAGAATTGAATCGGAGAATGGAGAGTATTCGCTGGACATGAAAACCGGAGAGGTTGACATGAAGCGTGGAACGTTTTCTGGGTCCGTTAAATGGGGAGATTATACGTCAGTTCGGGAAAGCAACGACATATTGCTTTTGGACGGACGCGACGGGATACAAATTACCACTCCGAACGGAAGCATCAACCTTTTTGCTGATAACGGTCAAATCGCACTTTCCGCGCCGCGCGTAGGGGGGATTGGAAAGCTATTCGTGAAGGACAAAATTAATGTGGACGGCGAGGACGGAGCGACGGAGGACGCTGTCTTGCAGGGAGCGGATGGATCCCGCGTCGGATTGAGCTTCAAGGGCGGGATTTTTGTTGGTACGTATGATGCGTAAGGGGGGGGCGGGTGTTAATCATGACAGACATAGAAGTTAAACTCAACGCATGGGAACAAAACTATGTGCCGGTGCTGGCCGTGCAGGGTGAGTCAGAAGGCCGGACAATCAATGCGGCGCTGGTTGACCGCACCGGGCAGACTGACGGCTCTTTTAACGCGGCAAGCGTGGACAGGCCGATTGACCTTACAGGAACTACGGTACGGCTGTACTGCAAGAAGCCGGACGGGACACAGACTTTAAGCGACGGGACAATTACGGACGCAACGAATGGGAAAGCCTCGTTTGTTCTTCCGCAGCAGGCCACGGCAGCCGTCGGAAACGTTTCAGCGCAGATTTACATAACCAAACCGGATAATTCCGTGCT